GTGTCTGGGGTTGTCTCCCCAATGTTTACGTCCTGGATATTATCATCCATAATCGTATGCCTACATTTTAACGACTTCTGTGTCGTACAGGCTACTTAATTTATTTAAAGAACTGGTCTTTCTAGTAAATTATAACATATCGTAACAATCTACTTAAAAGCCCTAGGCTAGGGGCATAGAGGAACCCCCAGCATAGGACCGTTAAGTCCTATATTCCTACTGGCACTCCTCCCTCTACTGGTCCCATGTCATCAATAGGTCCTTGTGGCATCATCTCAGCCATAGGATCTACTGGTGGTGGTCCTTGTTTTGCCATTAACATTTGTTCAGCCTCTATCATTTCTAGTTTCTCTTCCATAATTCTTTGTTTTTCTTCCTCAGGGTCTATATCAAAGTTTTGAAGCAGGGTCATTCTACTAATATCTCCACCCCCTCTGAGCATAGTAAGTATTTCTCTCTTACCCTCCTTAGTGTGTGCCATACCACTACTTATCTTAACTTTAACCTCTGGATTTTTAGGTATCTGTGCTATCTGCATAAACTCTGCTTCACCTTCTTCGTTTCTACCTACTGGTATTTGTGGTGCTTCTACCTGACCACTAATTACAGCCATTATGTCTCCCCCCTCAGTTCTAAACGGTTTCGTAATAAGCTGGTAATCGTATCCCATTTCTAAAATATCTTCTCCTAGTCTACTTAAACAGTCTGCTAGGTTGTCTATTAAATCTATAATGTTCGTATAAGCATTCGCAACAAGTGTTTCAAATGCTGTTCCAGCAGTTACCCCCTGTGGAGCCCTACCCATAAATGCCTCGTGTGCAGCCCCTATGTTTTGCATGTACTCTTGTATTTGCCTTATCTGGTTAAATGGTGTTGATGACATAGGCTTCATATCCATCTGGGTTATATTATGACCAGGCTTATGTCTTATAATCTGTCCGTTCTTGTTATTTATTATCTTAATACCACTGTTTGAGTCTGTTACATACTTACCCTTACTAAACACTATATTAAACTCTAGTATGCTCTTTTCAAGGTAGTTAAGTGCCTTGTTAAGAGGTACTAGGTTTTTAACCCAACCCTCTCCGTAAATTTCATTTAGGTTGACATCAGGGAAGTATAATTCAAAAGGAAGTTTCTTGTAGTCTGTTAATTCATTTCTGAGCATCTTGCCCTCGCAGGTTGTTATAACTCTTATTCCTTCTTCAGTTACACACCATGCTTCTCTCAAAAGAACATTACCACCTAGTGAAGAAGTGTCGTTCTTACTTGTTTCAAGTAACTCTTTATAAGTACTCTCGCTTACCTTACTTGTAGTAGAAAGCTCTTTAACAACTTCTTTGTCGTAATTAGGATTTCTCTCTACCAATTCTTTAGGCTTAGAAATAACCTTGATAACATACCTTGCAGTATCAATACCTGAACAATACGGGTCTATATAAGTGTCAAACGGGTCTAATACTTCTACCCATGGTAAACCTTCTCCTTGGTCTTCCTCAGCACTATACCCATATTGAAATATACCCTGTCCATAAAGTAATCCATAAAGAACAGCCTGTTTAATCTTGTGCTTCATATGAATCTTGTCATACACAAAGGCCAAGTATTCTCCTAGTATACTTGAATCCTCTGGTCTTAGTGTGGCGTAAGGAAGTGCGTCTACGTCCCATGTGGGCCGTGTTCTTGTTACAGCACCCCTAATAGCCCTTACTGTTGCGTATATCTGATTAACTTGAAAGTCTAGTGGGTCTCTACTACCCCATATAAGCCTTCCACTTGTCGTGTTGTACTTAACATTGTGCCAGCCTTTATAGTAAGCATGATTAATAAACCACTGCCTTTCTATTCGTGTACTACGATAGTTTTTCGCCTCGTCAAACTTGCTATCAACATAGCTTATCCAATATGTCTCATCGTACACTTCTTGGCTTTCTGCTTCTGGTTTGCCAATTAAACCCTTCACCCTTTCTTTTAGGTCCATTCTGGTCTAGTTATATTTTACTGTCCTCTATTGTTCCCTCTCCTCTAAAAAGGGTATTTGGTCTACGTCAAGATCTATTTCCTCTTCCTTTTCTTCTGTATCGTCTGGTGCGGTTACTGTTACATACTCCACTAAATCTTTGCTTTTAATAAGCTTGTACAACCCTTCTCTCTCTCGTTTATTGAGAATTAGCAAGAATACCCCCATAATAATTTGTCCTACAACAGCTACACCAGCCACGATTCCTAGTATGATTTCCATAATAAATTATAACATAACTTAAAATAGGTCCTCTTCCCCCTCTCCTACAAAATCTATAATGTCCCCCTCGCTATCATCATACGTTATATCGTCAGCGTCCTTAATCTCCCTTCCGTACGGGTCAAGTTTGGGGTGTTCAAAGTAATCAGGTCGGCTCATTATAAGGTATCGTGTACAGTCCATTAAATCGTCTCCTACCTTAAAAGGCTCAGCCCTACTAGAATCAGAACTTTCCTTCCAGCCCTTCCAGTGATAACTCTTAAATTCTTCTATTAACTTTTCACACCTTCCGCTTACAAATAACTTCCTTTCTCTAAGAAGCCTTGTTACTCTGTTTATCCCAGCCATTCTATCGTTATTACCCACTACAAAAGGCCAACCCTCTTCAAGCAACTGGTCATACATACTCATAGAGCTTGTTTGCTGTGTACCCTTACTTGCAGGGTCTATAATAAAACTTGAAATATTCTCTTTACTTAAATCGTTTCTTGTAAGTAGCGATTTCAAATGATTACCAATACCCTTAGTGTCCAAATACTGCTCCCTTACTTCGTCTAAAACATAAATATTGTGTGCAACATCCTCTTTAGCAAGTACCATAGCGGTAGGGTGATTCCAACCTACATCAACACTTACAAAGAATATGTCTGTAGGACTTCTACCAGGTGGGGTTGTAACGTGCAGAGACTCCTCAAAGTCAGGATATATTAACCCTTCAAACTTCTCAAAGGAAGCTAAGTATTCCTGTCTAAACATAGCTTCACTTAAATCTCTTTTAGCCTTCTCAACTAGGCTTGCATCAATATAAGGGTTCTCTTGTGTGGTATATCTCCACGCTTCGTAATCTTCTTGCTTATCAAGTGCGGGCTTATAAAAGTCTGTGTACACCCAATCATAACCCTGTGGTGTTGTTGTGATCCAAGCAATACCACCCCTATCGGTTAATGCAGGGTATACTGTCTCCCATACCTCTCTGTTCATAAATGATGCCTCGTCTGGCCATACAAAGTCTAAGCCTACACCTCTTAATCTATCAGGATTATCTCCACTTCTAAACACTACTTGGCTTCCGTTGATTAACTCTAGTTTGAGCTCTTGCTTGTTCCAAGATTTAATTGACGTATTAGGGCACCACTCCATAAAAAGAGGTATATTAACATCCTTTAACATCGGATACGTTGGGGCTATTATCATGCCCTGCGTTTTAGGCTTAGAGTCCAGTTGTCTTAAAGCTTCAATCGTTCCTGCTATGCTCTTACCACCACGCCTACCTGCAATGAGGGTTCTAAAGCGTGCCCTTGAGTTATGAAACTCTCTTTGAAACTTATGGGGTTTGTATGTCTTGACCATCCTCTAATCCTTCTATAAAAATACCAGCAGTTATCTTTTCTCCCTTGCTTGTCATATCAACAAACTGAGGGGCTTTACCAAACCCTCTATCAAGTAGGTATTGCCTTGAAAGGTGTGAACTTTTACTCTCTGGATTCTTAGCGTCCCTGTACTGCTCTCTTAAAAGGACCTCGGCCCTTACAGCCCCCTCGTCCTCATCCTCTTGAAGTAGAAAGTCATAAACTCTGGCCATTGATAGACCTTCTAATATCTTTTTGTCTTGGCTTTTTGCTTTGTCTTCTGTGGTAGACATGGTTTTACCCTCTACAGGTTATATACTATATTATACCACCTTCTAGTTCGCTTATCTCCTCGAGGTTTTGTTCGTGCAGTTTTCTCATGCGTTCTATATAAAACTTGGCCTGCTCTTCCTTTGTTGGTTTTCTTCCAAGTTGCATCTTCTGTATCACGTATAAATCTCTCCTTTGCTGTTGGCTTGGAGTTAGTTTAGTGTCCTTAAAGGGGTCTTCTGGCATGTGCTCTAGTATGTCGCTTACCTTAACGTCTGCTAGTAAAACGTCTACAACGTCTGTTATTGCTACAATGGCAATATTACCCCTTAATCCTCTAATCTCTGCTATATCACTATCCTTAACCTCCAGTAAAGAGTCTAGCTTAACAGATACCGTACCGTCCTTTCTGTCGTTGTAGTTTTCTAGTCTGCATTTAAGTACCTTCATAATAAAACAGTAAAAGTTACATAACAGGAAATACATAGTCTTGTCTTACTTCTTCTATGGCTTCCCTAAGTTCTTTGTACCACTTATCTTCTATCTCTCCACTTTCTAGTATACGCTTGGCTACTACAATACACTCGCTTAACTCACATACGGGCACTTTTTCACCCATCCAGTATGAGTTAGTTACCTCTCCCCAGTTAATACTCTTTTTGAAATATATACAAGCCCTATGTGGTGGAAAGGTTACAGCGTCTGGATATATACCCTTCCATAGTAAGAATGCTATTTCCCCTATACTAGACGTTACATACTCTGCTTCCATCTTGGCAGTTTGGCAAATTATATAAATAATAACCCTTTATTCTTTACTTGTCAAAACTTGTAATAACTCTTTCATTTCCTCTATGCTCCACTTCCTAATTTCCTCTTTAATTGTGTATAAATAGGCGTAGTCCTCCCACCTGTTTTCTTCTAACCACCCCCTTGCCCATAGAGGATCTTCATGAAAACTTTGTAATCCAAACTTGTGGTGCGAAACACAAAGACTGACTCCGTTCCTTAAATCCCAACGCAGATTCCTGTTTCTTCTCCCTACTATGTGATGACTATTAAGATTGTTTCTTTTACCACATACTTCACATCTGTACCCAGCCCTTCTTTTAACCTCTAAACTCCACGCTGCATCAAGCCTTTTGGTTAAACTGGTCTTATTTACTTTTCTTTTCTTACTTGGTTTCTTTAACACTTTTTCTCCCCCTTTTTCTGTATGGTAGTAGTAATTCTAACTGTTCTTTTGTAACTCTAATAGAACCCTTCTCGTAAACAGGCTCAATTAAACCCTCCCTAACAAGATTGTAATACCTGTTATAAAGGGTCCTTGCATTTATATTATACATCTCTTTTATCTGGTAAATACTATACATTGAAACTATAAAGTAAAATTAAAAACTCCAAAATCATGTATACACAGGCAAACCCTATGGCTACTAAGTAAAGGATCATTAAAGATATTTTTATTCTATCCATTAAAATATAATTATTAAAAGTAAAATAACTAAAACAACAGCTACGCTTCCTAGACAGCCTAAGTTCTCAATCAGCCAATTTGTAATAGAAATTAAAAGCCCTGCTATTAAAGGTAGTATAAAGAATACAAATACTAGGGCTGCTACTATTTCCCAGAACATTTATTTTTATTTGACAATTTATCTAACTCGGATTGTAACTGTTCAGATATCTTTCCTAAAAGCCAGTAATCACTATCAACCGACAGGTCTTGCTTATCTACTTCGTCATAAATAAGTCCCTGTTGTGCATTGTCCACCACTTCTTTTCCCATTCTTAACCCCTCCTCTTTCGCTTTGGATATTTCGGAGTCAATAAAATCTAATAATGGTTCTAGGTTCGGCTTGTTCATGCTGTTCATCATAACCTCTGACATGGTTATTGGTTTAGGGAATGGTGGTTTGTTTACTACCATCGCCATTAACCTTTCCTTTAACTCCTCTCTCTTACTATCTTTCATTTTGTTTTCCATTCTCTTTATTTCTTAACTTGGTTTCGTATACCCTCACAATACTACCAACAGAATGTGCGAATATTTCATCTTTGGAACTTTCCTCTATGTAATCCCATATATGATTTATTGCATGGACTGCCTCGTGTGCTACTGTTGATAGTGGATACTTAATCCCCCTGCGAATCCAAATAATAGGGTGGTATCCCTCTTTGTAGAAAGTTAAACCCCTGCTAACTCCAGAAATATCTCCATCACGATAATTAGTCCTATGATACTCGTTTACGAACTGAATAGTAGATTTCTCGTCACCACTTATTAGATATACCTTATAATCCTCATTAAGTATCGGTATCTCAAACTCTTTAAGTTTCTTGCGTTTTTCCATTCTCCTTTTCTAATAGTTTAACTATTTCATTCTCTACTCCACAAATAAGTAAACCGACCTCTTCGTGAAGCCCATACACAACCGCATTCTTTCTCAAACCCTGTCCAACCTTAACTGCTTCTTTTGTGATTTCTAATGCTCTTTCCAACCCTCTTCTTTCTGCTTCCTGCTCTACTCTCTCTATGTCTTTCTTCATTTCTTTACTCACTACCCCCCACCTCTTTATCAGCCATTTTCCTGTCCCTTCAATCTTCTTCTCCATATTGCTTATTGTCTTTTAACAATTCAGATATTTTCTT